CGACTTCAACCAGGTCGGGGTCCTCGAAAAACAAAGCATCTTCGAGATCGGTTTCAAAGAAACCACTGTACCGTTTCTTTTCGATAATTTCGAAGTTTTCGTAACCCTCTACAACCTGTTTCAACTCATCAATAAGCTCGGCACCATCTGTATCAGCAACACAATGTTTTGGAAATCTTTCAAATTCCAGATCATCTTCATCATGTGCATCTGCCAGGAAAAGTATCACATCGTCATTTTCCGCATACTTTTTGGCCAATTCAACGACTCCCGGTATGATTGCCTCCGCTGTTGGTCCACAATAAAGTTTACCATCAGGTTTCAAGAAGTCATTCAACATATCGACTACGACTAATATTTTAGTTTCACTCATCTTCATCCTCCTCCACCGGTACCATAACATATGTTGTAATGTTATCAAGCACTGTTTGGTAACTCGGTTTTTTATTACTGTTTATTTGACTCTGTACAAACTTCGCCTTAGCCAATCTACTATTATATTTTTCATTTTCCAATTCATTCACCTTACAAGTTAAATGTTTGTTTTAAATATTTCAAATAAGAACTATCCGAACACATGCCCTTGCCAGGTGAATCCGATACCTTTGCTACCGGTTTTCCATTACATTCTATCATTTTTAATACGATTTGTAAAGGTTTGAAACCGCAATTGTTACTTAGGAATGTGCCGATACCAAAAGAAGTTTTTATTCTATTCTCGAAATGATTTTGAATTTCATTCGCTTTTTTGAAATCCAAACCATCTGAAAAGACCGCTGATTTTGTAAGTGGGTCGATACCTAATGACTCATAATGCTTGATTAGTTCTTCACCCCACCATATAGGATCACCAGAATCTTGTCGGCAACCATCAAATAGTTTTGCGAAGTATTTATCGAAATCATTTAGAAAAGCCTTGAAACCAACCACATCAGATAGAGCGATACCAAGATCACCTCTATACTCTTTAGCCCAAACTTCAAGAGCCATTTTCTGTGAGTCGACTAATCTCCCGAATGATTGGTGGGCTTGTAACCATTCATGTGCCATGGTTCCTATTGGTTTTATCCCGAATTTCTTTGCCAGTTCAACATTCGAAGTACCGACTAAATTTTTTGGCACCATCTTGATAAGTTTTTCAAGAACTAAGTAGTGATATGCTTTTGAAAAACGTCTGCGAGTTCCAAAGTCGGCGAAAAGATAATTGATAAAAGGCAAGTACTCATCTAATTTATGTAGACCATACATCATTCCTTTGAATGACTCTGTTCTCATTTCCGCAAATGTTTCAGAAATGATTGCTAAAATTGGTACTTCAAAAAGAATCGTTTGAACCCATGGTCCTTCAATGAAAATCGAAAGTCCTTGTGCACTATTCTTAATGTCAAGATAACGTCTCTTAAATGTAAAATCCTCAAGGAAGTCAACATAGTCAGGTTTGATAAATTCAATGCCAGATAGGTAATGAAGCTCATCAGTCTGAAAACGAGTTTCACAAAATTTACCTATTTTGTCTATCACCCGCGCATTGAACACACCAATATCAACATTAGATAACTCCAAGGGGTTTCTACAGTTGTATCGAAGCTTCACATGAGCATCAGGGTAATTATGTAAAACGGCCTGTTGCATGGTGAATTTATAAAGGTCATTATCTAATCCTGTATAGTTCATATATTATTCTCCTTTCACTGGTTTACAGTATTTCTTATACCACCACATTTTCAACATTTTGACTTCTGACTTTCCATTACCACAAGCAACTCTAAACGGGGATTGAACCTGATATTCTAAATCATTTTCATCAATTACTTCATATTTTGAACCACCTCGTTCGATTTTCATTTCTTACTCCCTTTACTAAAAATTCTTAATATTTTGTCCGCCGTACCAGTTAACCAGTTAGTTATTGCTATAATACACTCATGTTCTATTTGTTGATGTATGCGCATTGGTTTCATGGGTTTTTCATGGTAAGATGGTTTTGGATAAACGTTTTTACCTATATTAAATTCGTTTACTGGATATCGTTTCATTTATTCACTCCTATTGTCAAAGAATTTTTCGAGCTTGGCAATTATGATCGTGTATAACGGACAACTCTGACATTCAAACTCTATCTGAATCATATCGTTATCCGTTAAATTCGGGTTATAAAAAATTACATCATAATTACCACATTTCGGACATTGATGTTTTTGTAGTAAATCAGATTTTTCCTTGTTTGATAAAGTTACTTCATTCATCGTCTTCCTCCTCTGCATGTGGATTTTTATCATACCATTCTCTTGGAGCATTACCCTGTATTGATCCAAATGGAGTATGTCCATATTCATCTAAAGTGTGAATATGAAGTATGTTCCTAAGAGAGTTAACTTCTTTAAGTGAAAGAACAGAAACATCGAATTTTTTAAGAATTTCCTCAGCACTTTCAAATTCAACACCCTGATTAGAACCAATCATCCACTCAATAGGATATTCAATAGCTTCTATTTCTCTGAGTAGGTAAGCATATTCTGCTGGACGCATCAGACAAAAACCTTCAACATCAATTTCATCCGCCCAGTTATATTTCGTTTTGACTAAAAACATCGAATACGGTTTTTTCTTCTTGCTGTGCTCTTTTCTATAATCGCCTTCCATTCCCATTTTATATCTCCTTTACATTGATGCCAATCCAAAGAATATATAGGCTCTGATTCCTTTTTTGCCTTTCACCTCTGGATGCCGTTTTTTTGCTGTTTTAAGATAACTTCTTTTTAACTCGACACACCAGCATTCTCTTTTTTCAACATCTTCCGCATATGCCTTCAAATATTTTTGAGGACTCATACCGGATGGTAATTCCGTAATCGAAGTCAAATCAGTTGTTGAAATTGTACCGTTATATGGATCATAGCCATATTCACTTCTTGCTTGATCGGATAACTCTTCGAATGCTTCTTGTGGTGTTTTTTTACCTATATAAAATTTTGAAAAATCAGTTGCCCCCATTAACTGTACCTCCTTGAAGTTGAAGTTTGACCACAATCAGGGCACTTAAAGGTTAACTTATCTTCACCTTGCACACCCTCTTCGATATTAATAAATTCGGTTGTGTCCTCGTTTATCCACATTTTACAATGACTGCAGTAAACTTGGATTTTCCTTTGGAATTGATACTTTTTCCAATGACTATTATATGACCTTGTCAATTCTGATTTTTTCATTATCCCAACCTTTCCACAGTTATAACTGAGTTTTTAATTGTACCGGGCATCAGAAAAACCACATCTCCACTAGAATCTGTATAAGAAGCAATACCATTATCTGAATTGGTAATCATTTCAGTTGCTTCCTCAACATAATCCTGATATGCAGTTTTTGAATCCTCAATTTCATTTGATGGAACACAATAAACACCCAACGGTGTTTGAATCCTCACTCTTACAGTTATTTTATCAGTCATATTTTTTACCATCCCATTTAAAGTCGTCGTAATGATGTTCAGCAACTCGCATTGCCAGTTCGAGTTTGGAAGTACATGGTCCCAAACCCGCTTTTTCCGCTATTTCTCTTAAATGCTCTTCTTCACAGTCCCTTACCAAAGCCTCTACCAAAGGGTCAGTTTCGTGACACATGATTTAAATCCTTTCTTGAATTTATTTTTAAGACTGTTCTCTTCTTTATAGACTTTTATATATTTTGCACAATTATCAACGAATGTTTCATCGCTCAATATTTCTAATCTATTCAGGTCATTCGATTTACAGATAATCTCAGCAAGAGTCAATTCGGGCATTTTTTCCCAAACTCTTAAAATTCTTTCACAAACTGCTTTTCTGTGATAATGATTATCTTTTTTCATATTGAGTAATCCTCCTCGATTATTTGTTTTTTCTCTGGTACAGGGCACTTAGACCGACCACATAATTCATAACTATCTAAAATACCACCTAACGAAGTTGGGCTTGGTCCCGTACTAAGAAAGTACATAATATAATCTGCTATTGTTTTTAGTATTTTTACCATGATATTCTCACTAAATATTCACCTTTTTGAATTTTCCCCTGTCTTGCTAAATCATTCAAATAACAGCGAGTTGAATAAAGTTCTTTTCTATTATCAACATTTTCTTGTTCCCATTGGTCAAGTTCACCATCTACTGTAAATTCCAAGGTAATATCGTTTCCGGTCTCTTCTGAAGCCGGTATAGAGTACTCATCAAAACCATACTCCTTTTCGATTATTTTCTCAACTTTACCGTAATCACAGTGAACAAAAATTTTGATTGTTCCTAATTTATACATATTAAGCTCCTATATAAAGACCTTTACTTCCGGTCCCCTTTGGTATTTCCAGTCTTTTTCTCCTACCGAATAATCCATCTTCATAAAAATCCCATCTGGTATCAACTCTTGACTCATCATGTGAAACTGTATATGACTCAATTTCACCTTTAGCCAACATTTTGTTCAAAACATTGACTTCTTGATAAAAGTCACATGATTTGACGAACCGCTCGGTCCTTTGATACCGTTCTGCTGGATTCGTGAATTTTACTTTAAATGTGAATACCATATTTTCCATTATGACCTCCCGTTTTCAGACCTTCGGTCATAAGACCTTCGGTCCATTGCTGGATCACAGTAAGAGCTAATTGCTGTTCTTCGATCACTTTCCCGTGTATCTTCCGCTTTGTAGTCCTTATCCATTTCCAATATTTCGTTGTTTGTTAATGTTTCTGACATTTTTATCTCCTATAATTTATTTACTTTTACCCTTATAGGGCCATCTTTTCTACTAAAAATGACAAATTCGTCTTTCAAAACCAAACTAACTTTATCAGAGTCAAATATCATTTCCTTCAAATCCGCTAACCCCTTTTCAATTTCCTCGTTAGTTGGGTTTCCATCCATGGGCATTTCAATAAGTTCAACCCAATTACCAGCAATACATTGTTTTATAATTATTGTTTTCTCAAACATTTTTACTCCCATCTGACTTTTTCTATTTTTTCGTTACCCAACAGTCGTTTCCAACCTCGGAGAATTATGAAGTAATGCCATTTTCCCAAAATTCGTTGGATATAGCCTCGTTGGCCATCTATCATATAATATCCTTCACTTAAATTATAATGACTCATGTTTCCTCCTTAGTGCCATGGTAAAAGATAATGAAATTCACCATAAGCAGCAATTAATAAATAAACGATCATTAATATTGTTAACCACTTCACTTTTTTCTCCTGATATTCGTTACATTTGAGAAAGCACACCGGCCACCATCAAACATAACCATTTTAGCAGTTGTCTTGATTAATGTAAACCAGTCCTTTTTTGTTTTTACATAGACTTCCAGACCGGCGGGGTAATGCTTATTAGGGTAAAGTTTGCTAGGCACACCATGACTGTTTTTAAAGTCATTATGAAGCCTTCTCATGTGAGCTTTTTCGACTTCTGCCAAGAAAATGATGCTGAAGTCACCATCCACATAATGTTCTTTATTTGTGCAAACCTTAATTTCCTGTTTATTGGTAGGATCATAAACTCGAATGTCAAGATAAGGTAAGTACTTATTTCCCATGTGGTTGTTAATTTTCATAACAACACCGGTATAGTTATCTTGACCGTTTAACACCCTGATATTATGACCTGTTTTTATTTTTTTCATTTAGATTCTATCCTTTCAATTCCCCGTTTTGAAGCAAAAGCCATATCCTTATAAAGTTCTAACATGGCTTCATCTGCCGTTTGATCTTTTGAGATCATTTCGGATAAAGCACTAATAAACATACCTACCATAAAAAAGAAATCACCTATGTTTTTCATTTTTTGACTCCTGTTCTTTTTTGATTTGATCTAAAGACTTGTTTAGACAAAATTCGATATTACAACGATATACAAATTGTGGATAAAGTACTGATAATTTACAAAATCCTTCTTTATCCTTATATTCACATTTTTCATCCATTTCAAAATCCATCCTTTTATTCATATTTCCGATGTTTTATGTTCTTATTGTATCATAAAAAATCGGAGATGTAAACAAAAAAAGGGGAATGACTCATATCATTCCCCTTTTAATTTACCAGTTAAGGTTAAGGACTACTCGGTGGCGTCGGCCTCCGGTGCTTCCTCAGGCTCCGGTGCTACATATTCCAGAACCAGTTCCCTCATGGCTTTGGAAGCCTTGAATTTCGGAACCATTTTGGCCGGAACGTCGATGGGCTCACCGGTCTGCGGGTTGCGGGCTTTGCGAGCGGCTCTTA